CGGAAGAAGGTTGTCCTGCACTTGAAGAAGTTGTTGTATTTAAAGCAGTAACTATTCTTGCACCAATAATTTTTGCTCCAGCTGAGTGGCTACCTGCGATAGTATTTTTAGGAGTTGAACCTCTAAAAACTGCGTTTGTTCCTCTAGTCAAACCAGACAATGTTTTTGTCCCATTATTATAACCTGTGTATTGAATAATTTCATTTTGATAAGTACCTATTTTTAAAGCGTCTGAAGTATCTGATGAAGTTAAAACTTTTTCAATCATTAAAAAACCACCATTTAAATAAAAATCTAAATCAGGGTCAGTTACAACTAAAGAAGTAGCTGTAGCATTTATACCTACAGATAAAGTAGTTGTAAGCTCTGTGTTTTGAATAGGAATTGCAACACCTGATATGGACAAAGGGCTTTTAAGAGACATTAATCTTACATAGTCTCCAACTTGTATTCCACTATCGGGATGAGAAACACTATATACAGCTCCAATTCCACCTCCAGCATTTTCTGCTGTGAAAGGATTAGTAGGTAAAAAATCTGCTGTAGGTAATTCTGTTCTTGCAGGTTTTGCATTCTGTAAACCTTCAGGATCAGCGCCGTGTGCTCTTGGTTCTAATTGTGGCTGTTTAGGCTCAAACTCTGATATGTGAACTCTAGAGCCATTCCATTCTCTAACCATTTCTTTATATGGAAAAGCCATACCAGATCTGTCTGATATAAATTGTGCATGTTTACCTTTTGAAAAATTAGACATTTGGATAATAAGTTTTTGGTGTTATGTAAGAACTAGATGATGAGCCATCTTCCGCTAAAGCTCTTTGTAATTCATCTTCGTATAATAATTTCATGTTTTGAGTTAATTCTGGTTTGAATTTTTGCGATAAGTAATAAGCTAAACCTGATGCCATACATGGTACAAATCTATATGGAACATCTGTTGCATTAGTATAATTACCAACATCTTGTATTCTTTTTACATAATAATAGTTAATTGTATTACCTGCTTCTGTTGAACCAGGTGTTAAGTATAAAGTGATTGTAACTTTATCTATAAATCTTTGTACAAAGTATTGTGAAGGCGTTCCTTCAGATGTTTTATTTGAAAGACCTTGATATGTAGATCTGTTTATTTTTGTAAGAGGTGTATCAACACTTGAAGAGTTTCTGTAAACAGCTTCTAATATATCGTCAACACCATAAACAGCGGTAGCACTAGAAGTGCCATCATCTGTTGATCTAAACATTGTATATGTTGCTTGACCGTCAACTAATGTAATTGAATTATTTGCTACTTCCCAATAGTGAAGACCTCTGTTACCCCACTCTTGAAACATAATATTAAGAGAACGTCTGGCCATACGTAACTGATTACCAGATACACTTTGCATACCTATTCGTTCATAAGACTCTTCTATAATCTCATCTATAGCAAATGTCTTGTCGAACGTTGTCGTTCCTGAAGTAGTATTAGCCATTTAGTCTCCTTACTTGTCCAATATAATTGTAGCAACAGCGTTTGAAATTGCTGACACAGTCATACCGCCTTCAAACAAAATACCATCTTCTGCTAAATTATACGAAAAAACATCCCCAGCTGGAACATCTACTTGAAACTGTGTAACAGAATTACCGTCTTGTAAAGTTACTGAACCTGCTGATCCAGTTGAAGAAAGAATAATTCCTCTTAATCTTGTTCTACCTCCAAAGACTAATGTAGCATCTGTTTTTCTAATTGCTTTTACGTCTGATTTCATTATCCTGTGTATCCTATTGTTACAGAAGTTGTATTAGTTAAATCTAAATACACTCCATTTTTAAATCTTATACCAGAGCCAGGAACAAAAATATCACAACCCTCTGTTCCAAAACTTGATTGAAACTCTAAAGAACCTGTGTTGTCTGTTCCATCATGTAGTTTAACTGTAGAACTAGCTACTCCAGCAGCTTGAATATAAGTTACTCTACATGGTCCTAAATTTGTAGAACCACCTGTTATAGTTTTAAATCTACCATCTGCTGTTAACGTAGTAAATTTTTGATCGCTTGAAAATGATCCGCCGCCTGCCATAATTTATCTCCTTAAAAATTATGTGGGGCCGAAGCCCCACAGTAATTATTTATTATTGTGTGTCAGATGTTGAATCAATTCCAAAAATTTTAAGAACGATTACAGTATCTCCACCTGGATCTCCAGAAACAACTAATTCAACTTCGTCTCCAGTTAATCCTGCTACACCTGGTGCAAAACCAGACATACCAAGTACACCATTGCAACCTAAGAAACCTTTCCAACCAGTTGTATTAAGAGCTAAAGAAGCTCCGTCAACATAACCGTCTGTGTCAGCATCTGTTCCAATGTCAACTAAGTTAACAGCGTTAACTGCAGCTGTAGTTACTACAACACCAATTCCTAATGGAATAAAGTTTGTAGGAATCTGAATCGATGTTTCTTTTCCAGTAGTTGCACCATTAGCAACTGTAATAGTTGCAGTGAACTCTTTAAGACTCATCGTAGATGTAACAGCACCTGTTACTGTACTTTTATCAATTACTTCAAAACCGTTTTCCGATCTTACCGGTCCTGAAAATGTTGTGTTTGCCATGTTATATTCCTCCTAGAATACATAAATGTAGTCCCTAGGGATGTCGACCATACGCGTCTACATTTATTTTGTTTTATTAATGTATGGTGCGTAATTTATAGCTTAGTTTTGTGAGAAGTGCAAGAGAGCCTTAATAGAAAGTGCGATTTCAGCGATGTAGCGTTTTTTGTGTTACGTAGCTACAGAAACGTCAGGTGCAGCGTCTTCTATCTTATTAGTCTGTTGAGCAACTTGTGCTTCAGCTAATTTGATGTGACTGATGACTTGTCTAATTTTGTCATCAATTCTCACCATATCAAGAGTATATCTTTTCTCCTGATTATAGTGCTGCGACCATTCAAGTTCTAGTCCTCTTTTCTTCGTGTAGAGTTCCTGAACGTGTGTCATTTATAACCTCCTCATAGGTTAACCACATTTTAGATTTACTAGTAAATCCATCTTTTTCCCATACAATATCATTTTCTCCTAGTTTGTCAACTAGTGCATTTTCAAAAGCTTTATCATCATCTTCTGACACAAGATTGAAGTCAGCATGATAGCCATATGCTCTGATTTGTACTCGGAAAGTTTTCATGGGTTTTTTCTTTCTATCATAAAAAAAGGGCGGCTACAAGAGCCGCCCTTAATTATTCAGTTAATCTAGTGATTACGCACCAGGTGAACCGAAAATACCTCTAGGGTCTGAGAATCCGAAAGAATATCTCTCTCTAGCTTTGTATCTTACGTTACCTGTATCGAAGTCACCTTCCATAGCTGTCTTAATTGGAGATCTAACGAACATTTTTAATCCGTTAGGTACATCTGTCTTGATGAAGAACGCATCAGTGTCAGTTAAGTAGTTGTTCACTACATAACCTTGAGGAACCATCCCCATTGATACTACTGCGTTAATATCATTGTCAGCTGTTCCAACTCTACCTTGAGATTTCATCAATCTCTCAGCAGTAAATTGAAGCTCAGAAGGAATAATCATTTTTACTCCTCTTGCTGCAATTTTAAGACCTCTCTCATCAGTGAACGCGGCGATATCAATTAAAGACTGCTCTAACGATGTTTCGTTAAGATCAGCTGATGTGCCTAATTCATTTGAGAAAGTTCCAGCTATCGTTGGGTGAACAGCAGAACATAGTTCTACTCCGTCACCACCAGCAAAGTTTGCGTTAAATGCATTGTTTAATACATTCGCAGCTTTTACTTGCTTAGTGTTTGCCATCGATCTTGCCAAAGCTTTTGTGTATCTAGAAGCTAGTCTATCGTAAAGATTGTCTTCGATAGCTTCTTCCGTGATAGCAAATGCTAAAGCAATTGTTTCATGCGAATATCTAGCCGTGAAAGTTTCTTGTGCATTGTCAAAAGTCACGCCTGAACCTTCAGGTTTAACTTGAGCGTTTGCGAAACCAGATAACATTACTTCTTCTTCAAAAGCTCTGTCACTGTTTTCTGTGTCGAAAATTTCAGCATGCTGATTTTCATATCTTTTATATTCCAGTCCTAATAGTGCTTTCAATCCTGGCTCTAGTTCTTTAACTAGTTGACCATTCATTATAGCCACAATTATATACCTACCGTTCCAA